GCGCAAGCTGGTGATCCGTCCGAGCGAAGGGCTCTACGTCGCGATCCGGCAGGGAGCCGTGCCAGTCGACGGTGTGCTCACTGCTCAGACAGCCGACGGCGGGCCGGTCACCCTGCACCCAGCAGGCAAGATGCGGAGGTCGTCCAACCTCAGACATGCCCTCACCGTCGAGCAGGTGATCGAGTACATCAGCGTGCACCCGGAGGGAATCACCCCCGGACAGATCGCGGACCACTTCATGCCGGGCGACAAGGAGCGTGGGCACACGGTGAGCAACCGACTGATCGCCTACGACACACGGGTCAAGCGGACCGGTGAGCCACGGCTGATCCACAAGGTGCGCACCCGCGAGGGGCGCGGCCCGGCGAGGGTGACCTACTTCCCTGGACCCCCACCGTCGTGAGCGAGTTCGCCACCTGCGGCCGGTGCAGCGACGAGATTGTCTTCCTCCGCTGGCGTGAAGCGGACGGCGAGCTGGTGGTCGAACGCGAGGGCTGGTTCCACGCTGGTCGAGGTCGGGAGGTTGCAGCGATCCGGGGTTGTCGCGCAGCCTCCCGCCTCGGCGGGATACCGGACGAGGATCGGCCGCGTCACTGGGTGGCCGTCCCTGCCGTGAACACCGAGCGCTCGTGGCCGCGCACCTTGGGCGGCAAGCGCCTCGCCGCCTCACTCGACCCGGTGTCGGTGTGAGCACCATCACCCTGTTCTCGATGATCGGCTCGTGGGTGGCGCTGATCGCCGCCTTCTGGTGCATGCATCTCGCCAACCTGCGCCGCCGTGTCTACAACGGGCTGATCGACGACTTGCGCGAGCAGGGGCGGGTGGTGGTCGTCTGCCCGTACGTGGTCTACGGCGAGAACGACCTCGCCCACTGCACACTGATCGAGAACCTGTGATGCGAGTCTGGTCGACGCCGTCGGTGGCGATCGCCAACGGAGCCTGCGCCGTGTGCCTCGGCGGCGGCGAGACGTTCGATATCATCCTCGGTCGGCTCGGTCCGTGCTCGGGATGTCATGGAACCGGGCGGCTCCACGACATGCTGGCGAACCAGTGCGACAACCCGGATTGCCCGGAACACTCGCCGGTGAACGGTCCGCTGGGACCGAACCGGTGACGGCGCCCCGGCCCAGGGATTCCGCCCCCCAGGGCCGGGGCTCACCGGTCGACTGGCCGACGTGTGAGGCGAACGTGCACGCCGTGATGCTCGACTTGGAACTCGACTGCGTGCGGCCGAAGGGTCACGAACTCGACGGCGAGAAGATGCACCTGGCGTCGTACACGATCGGTGTGGGGCGGGTCGAGTGGAACTGCACCGTGGAAGACGAGTGAAGCGCTCACCGCAGGACCGTGCCCGCCATCGTGAAGCAATGGCCGAGTTCGTGCGAAGCCAGCGCGACACCGCCGATTGGGCGGCGGCGTACTTCGAGGTCGATGACCCGCTGCACCCGCTGATGTCGCTCACTCCGCAACCATTCACCGACTGGCTCGACTTCGTGAACAAGGTGGCCCGCCCGCTCATCGAGAACGACGGCGTTGACGACGCTGTCGAGCAGGCGGCGATGGTGCTCTACCGCCAGGTGTCGCCGTACTACATCTGCACCGCCCTGGTGATGGCGGCGAACAGCATCGAGGCAAAGTGAGCAAGCCGACCCGTGGTGGTGTGCCGACCGATCGACTGACGCGCATCTGTGATGCGATGACGTTCACGTTCAACCAGCACCCCGAGCACCAGCAGGGCGACAAGTGCATGGTGTTCCTCGATAACGGTGACCGTGGCGGGATCGTGCTCGACGGCTACGACGACGACGCCGAAGCGATGACCGATCTGCTGATGCACCTGACGGCGATCTTCAACGCCAACGGCAAGCGGCTCGACCTGATGTTCATGGACCCCGACGGGGTCACCCGAATCGACGGACCGGTTGACGAGTGATCTGCGCCTACCGCTGGCGGGCGCCACGGGCCGACATGCCTGACAGCGTGCCGGTCGAACACGTCTGCGGCCGGGATGGGCACGGGCGCCACTGGTACCACGAGTGCGCCTGCGGCCTCACCCAGCTCGACGAGTGGGCACCCGACGACCAATGAGCGGCGACTGCGCTGACGTCGTGCGACCGGGGATGCGCCGATCGGCCGGTGAGACGATCTGACCGACGCCGGGCTCACGCGCTTCGGGGGCGGTGAGCACGCCCCAACGGGCCAGCGTCGCCGCCGACAGTGGACCGTGACGTTCCCACACGAACACGTCACCGATGCCACGCCGGGTCACCTGGGCGACGTCCTCGTTGAGCCGGACGTCGTTGCGGTGTGATAGGCGTCTAGCAGTCACGGCGTCGTAGAACGAGCCGACCGCTCGGGCCATCTCCGGCTGGCTCAGCACCTTCACCCGATGCTTGCCCTTGCGGCCGTACGCGGTGAGACGTTCGAGGGTGGGAATCTCCGAGGCGGCAGGGGAGCCCGACCACACGACGACCGACCCCTCGAAGGCGTTGGCGTTGGCTGCGGCCCGCTGCACCAGCTCGTCGAAGTTCGAGTCGACAGCGATCACTTCGAGCGGGGTGATGCGCGAGCCGTCGGCGTCGAGGATCGAGCCCGCCGAGACGAGAGCGCCGGTCGTGCGCTCCACGTCGAAGTCGAGCCCGAACGAGACGTGCTGGCCGGGCACCAGGTCGGCTCGGAAGCACGCCATCCACGACGCCTCAGCCAGACCCGACATCGACGCCCGGTCGACCCACAGGTTCAGATGCTCCTTGCGGAACGTCGGTGCGTCTTCCTCGTGGGACGCCGCGCGCAGTGCAATCTCATCGACGCCACCGGGTAGACCCATCGACGGGTTCGCTGCCCACCAGTTCGCCTCGTCATGCACGTCGACCGTGGCCGGGTCGCCGGGTGGGGCGTACTCGATCCAGCACAGCGACGCCTTCGGATCGTCGGCCACCTTGCGGCCCAGCTCGGTGTAGTGCCACCACATCTCGGAGTCGGCGTCGCCTGCGTTGGAGACGATCCAGAGCTGCGCCATCGGCCGGGTGATCAGCGTCGGGTTGAGCGCTCGCACCACGCCCATGTCGTTGTGCGAGTACGCCTCGTCGATGATCGCCAGGTCGATGCTCAACGATCGGCCAGCCTTCTTCGTCGTCGGCGTCACCGGCATGTAGATCGAGCCGTTCTTCATGATCATCATTTCGCGGTTCTGCTGACGGTCGACCCGGTCGACCCGCTTCTCGAACGGCGTGTCCATCAGCAGCTCGACGTGCTCCATCCACTTGACGCGGGCGAGGCTGCGGTCCTGGGCGGTGTAGACGACGGTCTGGCGGCGGGGGAGTAGCGCCCGCCCGACCCGCACCAGCACGAGCGTCGTCTTGCCGTTCTGTCGGGCAACGCTGAGGCCGACGGTGCGGAACCGTGGACGGCCGGTGTCAGGGTCGTACTCCCCGGCGACGTTGGCGGCGTCCTCCTGCCACTGAAAGAACTCCCACCCGAGCATCCCCGCCACCTGCGCGTCGAGGTCGCCGTGGGTCGGCAACGTCGAGCGCTTCGAGCCCCACCGCGGAATTGATGGGCTATTCATGAATTCGGCCACCGGAGGATGCGGGTGCCGACCCAGTGCCCAGTGGCGGCCATGTGCTCGCGCCGCCAGGCGTCCCGGTTGACGTGGTTGGTGAAGCTGCGCACCAGGTGCGCCGTTGAGAGTGGCGTCAGGTGGGACAGGGTGCAGTCCCGGCACTCGGCGAGCCAGCGCAACGCTGATAGACGCCTATCAGGTTCCACCGCTCATCGCCTTTGCCAGAGCGTCGAACGGATCGTTCTCGGCGTCGGGCTCGATGCCGAGCATCGCTCGACGTTCCAGGTCGGCGCCGAACTTCAAGAGCTGCACGGCCACGGCGATCGGGATATCGGCCGGGTCGCACTGGTCGAGTACCGCCATCGCCTTCGTCATCGCCCGTCGGCCGAGGTCGCGGTGGAGCACGAACATCGCCCGCAGTTCTTCGGCCTGGACCGGGTCGAGCTGGTCGTCGCTCATCGCGCCTCCGTGCTACATGGCCGGACGATGCCTGCACCGGGACGGATATGCCCGGCGACGTTTGTCGGGTTGTGCGAGTGGTGGGGCGGCCAGGTCGGTGAGTATCCAAGCCGCTCGACCTGTGCCTCGTACTCGTCGCGGTCCCACGGCTCGACGTCTACAGCCATGACCGCGAGCTCGGGACGGTGGTGAGGTCGGGTAGCGGGATGCCGAGCTTGCGGAACCGCGCCGTCTGCCCGGCGAGCATCGCTCGCTGACGCTGCTGGCAGGCCCAGCACGCCGGTTGCATCCGACAGCACCCGGTGCCTTCGACGTGGGTGTGACGCGAGAGCGGCGGATCGTGGTCGGTCGACGTCGAAGGGGCACCGTCACAGATGAGGCGCATCTGGCACGGCTCGCCCCGTTGGGCGGCGCGCACCCGCTCGTAGCGCGGACCGTACGGCGAGCCCTTGCGTGGCATCACTCGTGTGCGGCGACGATCCCGGCGAGGAACGACGCGGTCAGGGCGATGAGGCCGATGAGGATGACCCGGTTGTCCGGCCACAGCACGACGACGGTGGCGACCACCGGGGCGACGTAGAACGAGGCGCAGTAGTCGCACTCGATGAGGTAGGCCCGCTTCGAGTCCTCGCCCCATCGCTTCGCCAGGCGCTCGCGGATCGGCTTGGTGATGTAGTCGGCGGTCACCAGTCGGGTGAGGCGCATGATCGCCCCGATCGTGAGGGCGACGAGCAACCAGGCGGGCATGCCGGTGCACCGTAGCACTACGTGCAACTCGCGCACAGGGGGTGCATAACCCTGTGGATAGCCCCGCTGCCTCGCGTGCGCGTGCGCGCGCGCGCGTGCGGGGGGTTCTTCTGTATATGGAATCTTCGGCACACGCTGGGGTTATATAAAACGCATCTACCAGGGACGATGTCGCGTCGTCCCAGCGTGCACCGAAGAAACCAAGCGTTTGGAATCTTCGGCGTGACCTGGGCTTATGTAAATGGCCCTCGAAATCTTCGGCGTACGCTGGTACTCCCGAGACAAAGGCCCAGCGTGCTCCGAAGATTCCAAGCTTGGAATCTTCGTAACGTGCCCTCTGACCTGGGGAACTACATCGGCTGACAACCGAAGATTCCACGGGGACGACGGCCCCCCGCGCGCACGCGCGCGCGACGCGCACGCGAGGGCGGGTTGCACGACGGTCAGTGGCTGCACATCGTGCGATCGTGTAACGTCCCCGCCTGATGAGCGATCGCCGTCCGCGCACGGCATCGAAGCGATCCAATGTGCGCTACAACGCCGTCGTCGCCTCGGCCACGGTCATGACCTCGCGGCCTCCCGCGCTCCGTCGGATGAGCAAGGGCGAGGCGTGGCAAGAGGACGCCTGGCGGTTCTACGACGAGAACGGTGAGCTGCGCTTCGCCGTCGGGTGGATCGCCAACGGGCTCAGCCAAGTGAACCTCGTCGCCGCTCGACGGCCAGCGTTGCTCGGAGACGACCCGGCGCCGCTCGCCATCAGCGAGAAGCCCATGCCGATCGACAACGACGCCATCAGCCTCACCGCCGCCATCGCTGGTGGACCCGACGGGCAGGCGCAGATGCTCGCCCAGCTCGCCCGACTGCTCACCGTGCCCGGCATCGGATGGGTGCTGATCGAAGGCGGCAGCGCGCAGAACCCCGACGAGTGGAACTGGCGGGTCATCTCGAACGACGAACTGCGCGCCGAGCGCGGTGACTACGAGGTCGAAGACGAACCGACCGACGAGAACCCCGACGGGTGGCGCCCGCTCGACCCCGACCACGTGCTGATCAAGGTCTGGCGCTCCCACCCGCGGCGCTCGAACAAGCCGGACTCGTCGTGCCGCGGCGCTCTCCGCCCGCTGCGTCAGCTCGCCATGCTCGACGACCACATCGACGCCACGTGCCAGTCGCGCCTCGCTGGCGCGGGTCTGCTCGTCGTGCCCAACGAAATCGAGTTCGCCCCGATCGCTCGCACCGTCGACCCGGCCACCCCCGACGCGCAACCAGACGGCGCCGTCGTCGATGACTTCGTCGAAGTGCTCATCGACACGATGACGACGCCGATCGCTGACCGCTCGTCGGCGGCGGCCGTCGTCCCGCTCACCGTCAAGCTGCCCGGCGAGTACGTCGACAAGGTCAAGCACATCACGTTCTGGTCCGAGTTCTCAGACACCGTGCTCGGGCTCGGGGAGCGGGCGATCAAGCGCCTAGCCCTCGCACTGGATATGCCGCCCGAAGTCGTGACCGGCGTGTCGGGCATGAACCACTGGGGCGCCTGGCGGGTGCAAGAGGAAGCGATCACCCTCCACATCGAGCCGTTGGCCGAAGTGATCTGCCACGCCATCACCAAGGGGTACCTGCGGCCCGGCCTGCTCGCCCTCGGCCACGCTCAGGCCGACGTCGAGCAAATCCTGATCTTCCACGACGTCACCGATCTGACGGTGCGGCCCGACCTGAGCCAGAACACGATCGCCGCGTGGGACCGCATGCAGGTGGCCGACTCCGTGCTGCGCCGCGAGATTGGGCTGTCCGAGACGGACAAGCCCGACGACGCCGAGTACCGCGAGCGGCTGATCCTGCGCATCATCGACCGCTCGCCGCAGCTCGCCCCGGCACTGCTGCCCGCTCTCGGCATCCCCGTCGACCTGGCGGCGCTCGGTCAGCCGTACCCGATCACGCCGACCGAGACGACGCCGGGACGACAGATCGGCGGACCGCCCGACACGGCGAATGGTGGGGAGCCGGACGCCGTGTCGGGCGGCGTTACGTCGTCGGCTGATAGTCGTCTATCAGACGACGCACTGACCGCCGCCTGTGACGGGCTCGTCTACCGCGCCCTCGAACGCGCCGGCCTTCGGCTGCGCAACAAGGCCGGTCGACGTGACGGCGGGCCGTCCGGTGTCGAGTGCGCCGACCTGGCCGAGCTGCACACCCGCATCGACGCCTCGACCTTCTCGAACGTCCACGAACTCCTCGAAGGCGCCTGGACCCGCGTGCCCACCGTCGCCAGTCGCTACGGCGTGCCGTTCGAGGAACTGCTCGTCGCCATCGACTCGTACACCCGTGGCCTGCTCGTCAGCGGGCAGGCCCACGACATCGACCGGCTACGTGACGCCATCCCGCGAACCGTCGCCGCAGGGAGGTTCTGATGACCCGACGCAAGCGCTCCCGGCAGTGGTCGATGGCATTGACCGCGGCGACCGTCGAGCCGCCGTCGGCGGTCGCCGCTCCCACCGACGGCTTCCACGCCCTGCTCGCCCCCGAAGGCGTGTGGTCGTCGGACGGGCGCATGTTCGCCGCCAACGCGCTCAGCGTGCGTGAAGGCCCGAACGACCTTCCGCTGATGGGCCTCATCGAGAACACCGAGATGCACGACCGCAGCATCAACGTCGGGCACTTCACGTCGATGAGTCGACGCGACGATGGCTGGTGGGAGGGGAGCGGCGTGTGGGCCGACTCACCCGAAGCGCTCGCCATTCGTGAGCGGGTCCGGGCCGGGGACGTCACCGGCATCTCGGTCGACGCCGCCGTCACCGAGTTCGAGTACCTATCGCCCGCCGCCTCGTACGACGAGATGATGGCGATGTTCGACGACGACGCCGACGACACCGAGCCGCCCGAGCCCGAGCGCATCGACATCGACGGCGTCGAGTACATCGTCAGCAAGGTCGTGCCCGACCTGATGCGCGCCACGGTCGGTGAGCTGATGGGCGCCACCATCGTGCCGTTCCCCGCCTTCCCCGGAGCGACGATCACCGACCTCTCGCCCGATGCAATTCTCGAGCCAGCCGCGGTGACTGCTGCTGCCGCGCCGGTCGCGCCCCCTCGTGGCTGGTTCGAGGCACCCGACGTGAACCACGGCGCCTACGACGTCGAGATTGACGACGACGGCCATCTCCACGGCTACCCCGCGGCGACGTGGGACTCGTGCCACCTGTCGTTCCCCGACGAGTGCATCACCCCGCCACGCTCACAGACCGACTACGCCTACTTCCGGGTCGGTGCCGTTCGATGCAGCGACGGCAGTCGGGTGTCGACCGGCCCGCTCACCTTGCGCGGTGGTCACGCCGACCGCACGTGGAGCCTCGCCCGAGCGATGGCGTTCTACGACGACACCGACAGCGCCTTCGCTGACGTCGCCATCGGAGAGAACCAGCACGGCATGTGGATCGCCGGGGCGCTGCGTCCCAACGCCTCGGCCGCTGATGTGCGCACGGCGATGGCGTCGGGCTTCTCCGGTGACTGGCGCTGGACCGGCCGCAGTCACGAGCTGATCGCCCTCTCGGCCGTCAACACGCCCGGCTTCCGTCAGCACGCCAGCCTCTACGAGAACGCCGGACTGGTCGCCTCGATGATCCTCGACATGCCGCGCACCAACGAGGACGACGTCATCGCCGCGTCGGCCGTTCAGCGCATCGCCGCCTCGATCGGCCGCAGCTCGCAGCAGCGCATCGAAGCACTCCGAGCTCGCGTCCATCCCGAGCTACAGGAGGTCCACTGATGACGTGTTGTGGTCGGCGTACTCAGCCCGCTCCCCGCGTCGCGGGGACCGCTCGACGTGACCTCGGCGGTCCGGTCGCCAGTGCCGACTCGTTCCTCGCTGCGGCCCACCCGCGCTACCTCGTCGTCGCCCGTCAGACGTCGACCGATGGGAAGCGCTTCTCGACGTTGACGGCGGCGCAGGACTTCGCCCGCCGCAGCGGCGGGATCATTCGGCAGCTCTGATAGGCGTCTAGCACCGTGGCAAGCCGAGTCATCGGCGTCGCGACCGTTCAGGTCAAGGCCGACACGACCGGATTCCGTGGTGCCCTCAACGGGCTCGGCAGCAACCTCAGCAAGTCGTTCAGCGGGATCAGGCGGGCCATCGGCGCCCTCGGGCTCGGCCACATCGCCCGCGAAGTGATCGACTTCGGCGCCACCTACCGGGTCCAGCTTGACAACGCCCGCGCCGCCGTCACCGGCCTCACCAGCTCCCAGCGGGAGGCCGACAAGCTGATGCGGGAGATGACGCAGTTCGCCATCAATACGCCGTTCGACCTCCCCGGCGTGCAGGACGCCACGACCCGGCTGCTCGCCTTCGGTGCGGGCTTCGGGGTCACTACCGACAACGTCATCGACTACATCGCCATCCTCGGTGACGCCGCGGCGTCGACCGGCAAGGGCGCCGACGCGATGAACAACGTCATCACGACGCTGGGCAAGATCAGCGGCCAAGGGCGCGTGCTGCGCCGCGACATGAACCAGTTGACGGCCAACTTCCCGTCGCTGCACCCGTGGCAGATTCTCGCTGACGCGACCGGCGAGAGCGTCGAGAACCTACAGCGAATGTCGTTGAAGCCCGGTGGGCTCGAAAGCATCATCAGCGGCGACGAGGCCGTGCGGCTGTTCATCGCCGGGATGAAGGAGATGCCCGGCGCGGCCGGCGCGATGGAGCGTCGGATGGCGACCCTCGGCGGCACCTTCGAGATGTTCAAGGACACGATGGGTGTCGCCGTCGCTGACGGGCTGGTCCCGTTCTTCCGCACGCTGCAAGACATCATGGGGTCGAGCCGCATCCAGATCGAGCTGAAGTCGCTCGTGGCTGCCTTCTCCACGCTGGCGGCAGGAATTCTGAAGGAGCTGGGGCCGGTCCTGCCCGAGCTGATCCACTCGTTCAAGCTCATCGTCATCGCCCTGCTGCCGATAATCCCGGCCATCGGTGACCTGGCCGCGATGTTCGCGATGGCGCTCGTCAGCGCGGCGCCACTCATCGCCGTGATCGCGCAGGTCGCCTCGGCCGTCACCAACTTCCTGATGAAGATGAACCCCGACTACCTCGGCATCCTCTCGGCGGCGCTGCTCGTGTTCTGGATGAGCCTGTCCGGTGGCCCGGTGGTGGCGCTCATCATCGCCGGGATCGTGGCGCTCGCCATGATCATCATTCACAACTGGGACACGATCGTCGCCGCCACCGGGGCGATGGTCGCCGCCGTCGTCGGGTGGTGGGACTGGCTGTTCGACAACGTCATCGACCCGGTGCGCGACTTCATCATGGACGTCGTCCACATCTGGCAGATGCTCTACGACTGGCTCGTCGGGAACTCGATCATCCCCGACCTGGTCAACGCGATCATCAAGTGGTTCACGATCCTGTTCGACTTCGTCGGCACCATCTTCAACGCGATCAAGACCGTCATCCTCGCCATCTGGAACGGGATCAAGACCGCCGTCGTCACCGTCGTCACGGCCGTCGTCGACTTCATCCGGCGCCACTGGCAACTGCTCGTCGCGATCATCGCTGGGCCGCTGGGCCTCATCGTCGCGCTGGTCATCTCGAACTGGGACCGGATCAAGTCGTTCATCTCGACGACCATCAACACGATTAAGTCGGTCGTGACGACCGTGTGGAACGCGATCAAGACGGCGGTCATCACCCCGATTCAGGCGGCCCGCGACGCCGCCAAGGCCGCCGTGCAGGCCATTCTCGACAAGGTGCGCTCGGCGTGGTCGGGCCTGTCCGGCTTCGTGTCCGGCGTGTGGAACGGGATCAAGAGCGCCATCACCGGCCCGATCCAAGCCGCCTACGACTTCGTCGCGAGCAAGGTCGCGGCGATCAAGCGGCTCGTCCAGGGGGCCATCGACAAGGTCAAGAGCATCCCCGGTGCCGGGCTCATTGGTCGCGGGAGCAGCGCCATCGGCGGCATCTTCGGAGCCAGCGGCGGCGTGTTCAACCAGCCGACCATGAAGATCATCGGTGAGGCCGGGCCGGAAGCGCTCGTGCCGATGAACAACCCGATGCGGGCGATGGCTGTCATGCAGCAGGCCGGGCTCGACCGCCTGGCGGCGTCGATGGGCGGCCAGCGCGGCTTCTCCGGTCCACTTGTGCAGATGAACGGCACCACCATCCAGGACGCCACCGACGCCGACCTCGTCGCCCAGCGCACCCTCGTCGCCATGCAGGCGGCGATGGTCGTGACCTGATAGTCGTCTATCTGTCAGACTGCACATTGTGCAAGCCGAGCTATACGACCCCCACCTGGGCGTTCTCGAACTCGGGTGCGATCCGTACGTCGTGACGTCGATCCAGGTCGGCTCACCCGAAGTGCGGGAAGTGAGCCGCTACCGGTCGCTGACCGACGGAACATTCGACGACACCCGGTACACCGGGGCTCGGGCGATCACCCTGGTGATCCGCTTCAAGGACAAGCTGCTCGGTGAGTGCTCCGAGGCGGGTCAGTACCCGTCGATGCAGACCCTCATCGACCTGCTCGCCCCGTACATGAGCCCGCGCCTTCGCCCCACCCTGACGTGGCAGCTCCCCGGCTCCGACGAGATGCGAGCCGCCGTCGTGCGCGGGGTGAACTGGGGGTGGACCGTCGAAGGCCCGAAGGCCCAGGGGATCGCTCCGCAGTGGGTGGTGCCGTCCGGCGAAATCGTCGCCGGGGGACCAGACGCGCTGCACTGCCAGACGATCCGGCCGTCGGTCGACGTCGAGGCGGGCCGCGTCTACGACCTCGTCTTCGACCGCACCTACCCGGCGTCGGAAGCGATCGGCGGGCGCACCATCGTGAACCCCGGCAACGCAGCGACCAACTGGGTGCTGACCGTCTACGGCCCGGTCGTCAATCCGTCGTTCACCGTCAACGGCGTGCAGATCACCACGAACCGCCTGGGCGGCGTCACCCTCACGGCCGGTCAGACGCTCGTCATCGACACCCGCAACCGGACCGTGCTGTTCAACGGCCTCCCCGCCAGCTCGCGCTACCAGAACACCAACTTCGATCAGTGGAGCTGGGACGACCTACTGCTGCAACCGGGCTCCAACATCGTTCGGTTCGACGGCACAGGAATCACGGCGCAGACCGCGGCCGACTTGTGCTTCACCCCGGCGTATCTCGGATGAGTCGTGGCGCGCCTCGTAGCCGGTGACGTCAACTTCAATCTGACGCTCGCCATCGGCCCGTCGTCAGGGTCGGCACCCGTGCAGGAAGTCACGTCGTTCGGGTCGGTCACGATCACCTTCGACCTCGAATCGGGCAGCAATCTTCAGTTCGTCGCGCGGGGCAACTCACCCGAAGCGGCGTACATCGACGAGCTCGCGACCGACGTGTGGCTGATGGGCGACATCAAAGCCCGCTTCCGCACCTGGGCCGTGTGGCAAGAGTGGTTCCAGAACGGCCAGGACAACGTCAACGTCATGGGCGTCACCTACAAGAAGCTGCTCAACCGGCGCCTGTTCAACACCCCGGTGACGTTCACCACCACCGACCTCGGGCTGATCATTTGGGGCATGTGGCAGCACACCCAAGCGCTGCCCGGAGGCAACCTCGGCGTCACACTCGGCACCCCGAATCTGACCGGCATGGTCCGCACCCGCGCCTACAAGACCGGCGAGAACCTGGGCGCCCAAGCCGACGCCGAATACGAGGAAGGCATCTGGTGGTCGATCGACGAGAACCGCGTGCTCACCGCTGGGAGCCTCGCCACCCGAGCATTCGTCGGCGCCCCACTCCATCTCGGCGCCAGCGTGCGCGAGATGCAGCGAGCGTCTGGCTCGGACTTCGCCAACGCCGTCTACGGCGATGCTGACGAGAGCGTCACGACCGGCGTGTGGAAGGTTGACCCCACCGTCACCACCGACCCACGGGGCCGCTGGGAACTCGCCTCGGGCTGGCCGACCGTCACGTTGCAACAGACACTCGATGACCGCACCGCCGCCTTCTTGAAGGACTCGACGCTCACCGTCGCTCACTGGAACATCGACATGGAACCGGCGCGCTGGATGAGCGACACACGGATCATGCCCGGCGACTACGCCGTGCTCGTCGTGCCCCGCTCGCTCGCCGCCCCGATCGGTGCGCCGACGCAACTCATCACCGTCCGCGTCACGCAGGTGTCGGTCAGCTTCGACGCCGACGGCGGGCTCGAAGTGAAGGCGGTCGTGATGGAGATGCCCAGCGTCCCGGTGCCCACCGAGCTGATAGACGACTATCAGGAGCCGATCACATGACCGGAGTCCCCAACAGCGTCAGGGCCGTCGACACGATGGCGGCGCACTTCCGCAAGATCAACCAGCGCCTCGCCTCGCTGGAACGGGCCTCATCGAGCGGTGGCGGTGGGGGAGTCCCGACCGACTGGACGCCGTACGACGCCCGCTTCGTCAACGTGCCCGGCGACAAGATGACCGGCCTGCTCCAAGTGGTCGGCAACCCGGCCATCGACATCATCACTCCGGTCGGCCAGCCGCAGACCTACCTGCGCGCCCTCGACAGCGACGGCACCAGTCGCCTCGGCTACCTCAACTTCCTCAACGCCGGGGGCGGGATACGCCTTGCTGCCGACAACTCGGCGCCGATCCTGTTCCGCACCGGGGCGAGCGACATCCTGTCGATGCTGCCAACGATCATCAGCTCCAAGGTGGCGTTCCAGTCACTGGTGCCTGCGGACTTCTGGTCAGCCAACTCGGCGCAAATCTTCTTCGGCACGATCGGCCACGTCGGCACCGACGGCTCGAACCGCATCGGTATGTACTCGAACACCTACCGCAACATCGGGGGCACGTCGAGCAACGGCGGCGGGTTCGCCGGGTCATCGGCCATTGAGTGCGACCCGACAGGGTTCATCATGTTCCGCGCCGACACGGGCATCCCGGCCGGGAACGGGCCAGCGAACCTCGGCAAGTGGGCACCCAACGTCCTGGAATCCTTCACCCCGATCTACGTCGACGGACAGTTCCGCGTCTTCCTCAGTGGCCTCACCGCTCTGCTCGCCGGGAGCAACGGCACCAGCTACCTCGCCTTCTACACCGCCGCCACCAGCTACAGCGCCCTCGGCGCCCGCTCGGGCTACGTCGGGTACTCGTCGGCGGGCAACCTGCTGCTCAACAACGAGATGTCAGGCGGCCACATCTACATCGACGCCGGGGCAAGCACCGGGAACATCATGTTCCGCTTCGGCGGGGGCGAGCAGTACCGCATGAGCCCGCAGGCTGTGCTTGTCGGGAAGACCGCCTACAACACCTACCAGACGGCGTCGGGCATCGAGATGTGGTCTGCCGACGGCCAACTGATGGTCACCCAGACCACGAACACGTTCAATTCGATG